CGCGACACCGCCGAGACGCCCGTGAGCGACAAGCGCGAGAGGTAGAACGGATCAGGCGGCGTGAGTGGGTAGGTGATAGCCATGACGTTTAAGCGAACGCTGCACGGTAGCCGCCCCCGCGCCGCACCATGTCGGGAATCTCGGCCTTGAGCCGCCGCCGCTCTTGCTCGAGGATTGGCACGAGCTCGGCGCGCGAGACGCCTGCGGCTATGTTGTAATTCACCGTGACGCCGCCCGCGCCCCCGCCGCTGCTGCCCATTGCGCCGTTCGGCACGATGCTGCCCGAGGAGCTGGGAACGAATAGCTCTGGACCTTTTTCGCCGACGACGTAGGGCGAGCCCGCGTTGACAGGTCCGCCCATTGCACGAGCGCCGAAGCCCTTGAGGATTGCACCGCTGATGCCCGCCGCCAGCGGAGCCGTGACGGTCTGCTGAAACACCATCCGCATTAAATCCATCCCGAGCGACCGGATGACCTCGCCGAGCTTTTGCCCGCTGAAAATTGCGTCCTCGAAGCCGCTTGCGATCATGCTGCCCGCGTTGCGTGCGATGATTTGGAGATCAGTTTCCAGAACCTTACGCTTACCGAGGAGCTCGTTGTATTCCCCGTTTTTCTTTTTGAGATCATCCATCATCTGAATGTCACGCGGGCTAGCTGTGGCGAAATCAAATGGCTTGGTTTTGTCTCCGAGCGCCGCTTTTAAACTGACCAACGCCTGTTCCCTTTCTCTGATTGCGACATTGTTTTTCGTCTGTTGCTCTGTTTCCGATAGAAGCGACATCGCATAATCAGCTTGGGTTTTTGCGACTGCACCCATCGCCTCGTCCATTGACTTAAAAGCGGCGTAAGCCATTTCAGCCTTCGACTTTTGCAGCTCGGCAATCCTTACGCCGCGCTCTGCGTTTTTCTCAGCGTCAACCGACTTGTCGCTTTGCTCTATCTCTCGATTGATCTTCGCGATTTCGTCTCCGATTGCGGCGAATTTCACTGAGTCCGTTGCGCCAATCATCGAGATTGAATTGCGCACGTCATCTGCCTGTTTTTTGAGTTTTTCTAGCTCGGGAGAAATGCGAGTGATGCGTGCTGCGGCTGCGTCTGCTCCGGTTCCAGCGCCCGAAAACAGTCTTGCAAACGCACCGATTCCCTTCGCGACCGTTGATTGCATCTTCATCATCGCAACATCGACGAAGTTTGTCGCGACGGTTAGCGCATCCAAATCTTCACTACTTAAACCGAGCTTCTTGGCGTTCTTTTCTGCGTCCTCCATTGCCGCGTTCAGCCTTCTCGCGCCGCTTATTGCCGCAGAGAATCCAAAGAAAGTCGCCATTCCGGTTGAGACTATTTTCGCCGTCGAGTGAATCTTCGTCAGCGAGTTCTGCACACTCGCAAACGCCGCCCTCGTCGAATCAACCGCCCGCAGTGTGAATGTAGCTTCAGCCATGATGTTTCGATTTTCGGTTTTGGTGTTCGATGTAAACGAGCCAGCCGTTCAATTCCTGCGCTGGCATGGCGAGCACTTCGCTTGCGAATTTGCCGAGACGGTCCGCGAGAGCATACACGGCGAGGAAGTCGGCAGCTTCTCCGCCGTGAATCAGTTTTTTAAGTCGTCAGGCCTCGGCCCGTTTTCGGCCAGAATGGCGTTGGCGATGCGGCCCACGACGTTGCTGTCGGCCTTGTTCAACAGCGTCGGCTTGTGCTCGATCGTAAACAGCTTCGCGCCGTGCTCGTCCGTCGCTTTCATGATTAAAATGTCCACGAGCAGCTCCATGTCGTTCTCTTTGCTGCGACGATAGAGCCGGTTCTTTTCGCCGAGCGTAACCGGCGATGCGTGAACAACGAGCTTCCACTCGGGCACGTCGATCTTGCGCGTGCCGAGGGAGGCGAAGTGTTCTCTGACGAGGTCGATTGCTTCCATGTGTTGTGTGTGTTTTTTCCTGCGAAATTAAGCCGTCAGCGTGCTCAGCGTCCCGTTGCCCTCGAAGGCGATGGAGCCCTCGACGATGCCGTCGAAGGAAGCCGAGATGTCGAATTTTGTCACGATGGCCGCGCCCGAATAATACACGTCGGGGTTTGTCGCGCCCTCTGGGTAGAGGTTCAGCGTGACCGAGCTTCCGATGGTGATCAGAAGTTGGCCGGCGTCGGTCTCGTCCCAGTAAAGATCACCCGAGACGCTGAAGGTTTTCATCGTCGCGAGTCGCGTGCGGTAGGTGTCGCCGATTACTGAATCCTCGACGACATCTGAACTATGGCTGAGGCTGTAATTTCGCAGCTCGCCGATGGTCGTGGTGGAGATTTTGAAGATGCCTTCGCGGCCGAGGTGGTTTGCCATGTTAGTCTGTGGTTAAATAAATGCAGTTGAACGTATGCCGAGCCGTGCCGAAGCGCTTGTCCTCGTCGGGCTCAATCACATAATCCACGCTCGTCAAATGAAGGTCGCGACATTGGCCCCCGAGCGTCACGTCGGCCAAGACTGCGGCCTCGACCGCTGCCGAGCCGGTGTCGAAAAGGTCGTCGATCAAATACGTTCCGCTCTCCGCGATGAAATAATCCACGATGAGCTGCAACTGCCGGTATTGCGTCCGGTTGCTCGGCCCGAGCGTGCGCACCTCGATCTGCTCGCTCACGGCGTAAACCGCTGCCGCGGGAAACGAGATGCTGGCGATCGTGTTGTTGCGCCCGCGAAGGATGTTTGCGGTAGGCACGACGAGCGCGCCGGTGAGAGCGTTTGCCGTCGCGGTGCGGATGTTGGTGCGTGTGCTCATGCGGCTGGGGTCTTGATTTGCATCGTTCCGATAACTCGGGTGAAGCCGAGATTGACGGCCTTGTTGGCGAGAACGGCGGCGACTTTCCTTGCGGTCGTTTTAACGCGTGAATTTATGGCTCCGTCGATCATGCGCTGGTAATCTGGAATCTTCACGTTATGCGCCGTGGCCTTGATGAACGGCTGCGGACCAAAGCTCGAACGCACCGAGCCGAAACGTATGTTTCCGCCCGCTTGCGGCTTGAGCTTGTCGCTGAATTTCTTGTAGCGCGCGCCGGTTACTTTCGCGGATGCGTTCCAGCCGCTTACGGTCCAGCCCACGCGATCTTCCATCGTCTTGCGGACGCGTCGAAAATCCAAACCGAAGGCGAGAACTTGCGGTTTTCCTTTGATTCTGCCGCGCGCGTTTTGCTGAAAGCGATGAAATTTCTTGATCGCATCTTCGCTCTCCAGCAATCGCCTGCCGTAATAGTGCGAGAGCCTTGGATTACGAAGCAGCGCACGCATTTTTTCGACGTTACGATTCCTGACATATCGCGCCATCGACTTGTAGAATCCGCCCTCGGTCGCCTTCGCTAGCAAGTCTTGATGAACCAAGGGTTCCGCGAGCTTGGCGAAGTCCGCGCGCACCGCGTTGACACCCTGTGCTTTTTGTTTTGGCGGCGTGAATTTCACGATGGTCTGAATCGCGTATTTCGCTTCCTCTTTTATGACCAAGCCAAGATCAACTCTCGCCGCTTTTGCCAAATCATGAAGCGCCATTTCAAGCCGCTCAAAACTGGTTTCGATGTCGATCATATCGACTTCGCGACCTCGATTTCGCAGCCCGCGCCCTCGGCGTCTAAGGTCACGCGTTCGATGAAATAGGTGATGCTCGCGCGAGAAAGCGTCTGAGTGACTTGCGGCGTGGCGCTGACGCTCGACGTGAGCAGGAATACCGTAAACTTGCTGTCGGTTCGGCGCTGGTCCTCGAACTCCGAGAACGCATCGCGCGAGGATGACCAGATGCCGGTGACGCTCACGCCTTGATATGTAAACGAGACGCCCGCCTGCTCAAGTATCGCCGAGAAGTCGGAGTTGATCTGGGTCGGGTCGAAGTCTCGAACGGCTGCCATACTTATGCGCCTCCTGTAAAATAAAACCGCGCGTGCAGCTCTGGCCGGTTCGCTAGCAGCCAAGGCTCCGCGTCCTCGTAGCACCGCTGTGCGTCCTGCCCGCAGGTCTGCGAGCCGACGTGGTGAACGTAGGCGCGCGAAATGAAATGCCGCCGCTTCATGTCGATGCATTGCACGTCATCGCTGAACCAGTTGATCGGCGGGAAATCGACCCACGAATCGCGGTGAATCCACGCGCAGATCGGCGCGATCACCGGCGTTTCCACGATGTGCCGCTCCGACTGGTAGCGCAGGAAGTCGATTTTCCCGCGCCCGCTGCGCACGTTCTGCTCGCCGCGCGCGTAGTCCGACCGCGTCGCGACGTAGCCGAGATCGGGCACGACCTTGCGCAGATGCGCGACATCCGCGAGGAGCACCGCCCACGTCGTCGGCGTGAACACGATGTCATCATTGCAGACCAGAATCTCGTCGTGCCGCTTGAACGCTTCGCGCGCGGCGAAGTTGTAGGCGTCGCCGAAGTTATTTCCGACCTTCAGATGAATGTGCTTTTCTACCTCGCGCGGAACGTAGGCTCTAAGCGAAGCCTTCATCACGTCGAGACAAGCGCCGTTGACCGTGCAAACGATGATTGCTGGTGTGCTCATGGCTTCTTCGTTGTGAGAATTTCCTTGATGTTCTCGGCGTCGATGAGCGTTACGCCGCTTGCCAGCACGATCTTGTCCCAGTCGTGCGGCGGGACCATGCCGTCCTCGATGTGCACCGAGACCATCGCGCGCTCCACGGCCCGCGGTTGCCCCACGTCGTGCAGAAACTGCTTC